ATAGATTTTTTAGAAAATAATTGGTGCCTACATTTGTATCATGGTAGTATAAAAAAAAGAAATTATGGCGAGCAAGACAAATTTATACCAGGATTGTATACTATCACAAAAAATTCTTATGGTGTTATAGAAATAAATATTAAACACCCACATATTAAAGATATGAGAAAATATTTTGAGTCTAGATCAGAAGACGAGGAATAAAACCTTAAAGGGCGTTGTTGACAAACGCCGATAACAGGGTATAATACAAGAAACAATGGAGACTATTTGGATGACTCACGATTTTGATTATGTTTGGAATATGGTAACTGCTCTGAGAAATACTAGCAGTACGAAAGATAAAGAAGATATTATTAAAATTAATTGCGGAATATTCAATAATACATCAGCAATATTTGCTAAAAAAATTCTTCTATATACTTATCATCCATTGTGGCAATATAATGTAACAAGCGACAATCTAAAAAAGAAAAGTTCATTGCGTGGACAAAAATATAATGATCTTTTCAATTTACTCGATGATCTAAGGAATCGTACAATTACTGGTCACGATGCCATTGGGGCCGTAAATACTTTCATTGATCAATATCCAGAATACGAAGAACTCATTCATTGCATCATTGATAAAGATCTAAAAACCCGTGCTTGTGATAAGATCATCAATAAAGCTATTCCTGACCATATTCCAGAGTTTAGTGTTGCTCTTGCGGATAAATTTGATCCTAATATTGTGGATTGGAATGATGGATGGTTTGTTAGTCAAAAATGTGATGGTTGTCGTCTTATTACTATGGTAGATAACAATGGAGATTCTTCTTTTTATTCTAGAACAGGAAAGAGTTTTGATACTCTAGATATTGTGGCTGGAGGAATTAAGGATCTTGGAATTAAAAATGTGGTTTTTGATGGAGAGTTATGCTTAATTGATGATAATGGCAACGAAGACTTTCAAGGTATTATGAAAGAAATTCGTAAGAAAGACCATACATTACAAAATCCTTCTTACAAGATTTTTGATATGATCAGTCACGATGAGTTTTATAGCAAGAAAGGCGAAAAAAATAAGCCTTATAGTATTCGTTATGCTAATCTAAATGAAGTAATGAAAAAGAATACTTGCTTTTGTTTGAGTGTGCTTGAGCATGAACAAATTAAGAATGATGATGACTTTAATGAATGGTCTGGTAAAGCAAATAAAAATTCTTGGGAGGGCTTGATTCTAAGGGCAGACGCTCCATATAAAGGTAAAAGAAGTAAGGATTTACTAAAGTATAAGAGTTTTTATGATGACGAATATACTGTAGTGGATGTAGAGATGGGTCCATTTCGTTATGTGAAAAATGGAGCAGAGTGTGAGGAGATTATGTTGTCTTGTGTTATGATTGAACACAAGAATCATATTGTGCGAGTTGGTTCGGGCTTTAGTATTGAACAAAGACAAGACCTTTATAAGGATCCAAATAAAATTCTTGGGAAGATAATTACTGTACAGTATTTCTCTGAGAGCAAAAACCAAGATGGGGGATTGAGTCTTCGTTTTCCCACCTTTAAGTTCTTGCATGGTAACGCTAGAATAATCTAAAGAAGATGGTCTTGACAAGCCGATACATCTAAGGTATGATCGTAGCATTGGACGCTAAAACATTGGAGAAAAGATGACGAATACCGAAACGAAGAAGATTGCATATTCAACCAGTAAGGTTGATGAATTTTTTAAGAATTTTCCTAAAGATAAGATAGTATCTTATAAAGATTATTGGGAAAGTGTTAAGCCTCAAAATAATGAGGATATTTTTAGACGATATCTCTTTAGTTTTATGAGTGTTCATACAACTTGGGAAAGTAATGTGAAAGGCTATAATGCAATCAAAAATTTTAGCGAATGGTTTAATAACAAAGACCTGTTGCTTATGAAGATAAAAAACAGTGGGGTTGGTCTGCATAATAATCGCACAGAATATATTTGGGACTTTAAAGATAAATTTTGGGCTAATCCCAAAGATTATATTATAACGACTAAAAAATATCACGTTAAGAAGCGTGATAGCATCATAAATAAAATTCGTGGATTAGGAGCAGCGAAAATCTCATTTAGTTGCGAAATGCAAAATCCAAATGAATGCCGAGTAGTATGCTTGGATGTTCATTTGCTAAGACTTTATGGTTGTGAGAATCTCAAATATAATAAAAGCCCAAAAGGTATGTCTATATACAAAAATATAGAAAGGCATTGGAGTATTAACTGCGGTCGTGTTGATGTTCCATGTTATATTATGAGGTCTTTATACTGGAATACTTTGCAAAAACAGGACGATTGCCGATATTGGAGTCATTGTTTAGAATCATAAATTATCCAACCTCCTTTGGTTTTTTTAATTTTTTTCTTAATTAATTTGTATATAATTTCTTCTTTTAGTATTTTTCTTATGGCATATATACCATATCTGGTATCAGTTATTTTTTCCTGAGTATGAATATTATATATGGTATATAAATTTTTATCGCAGTTACCATTATTAAATCCAGATTTATCCGTCTCTGCTAAATTTTTAGTTAAAGACCATCCTTTATGGCTTTTAAATCTTCCAGCAAGCATATTAGAAATACAACATTCTGTTAATTTATACTGTTTGATAAAATCAATTCTTTTACCTGTATATCTCTTGCCGCTTTTATGGTAAAATGTATAAATCGTCTGATCTGTTATCGACCTCTCTGGTCTTTGTTTTGTTTGTTTTTTAAAACTAGGAATAAGTCTATTACATACTATCTTAGACCCTATGTTATATTGAGTTTTGGCAAAAATTAATGTTTTCATAGTCCCATTTTTTATCCAATATTCTCTTAACAAGCGTTTTGTTTTATGAGATACTTTAATCCAACACGAATGCTTACACCCGAAATGATCAGGCGGCCTCATTGCATCAAATACCATATTATATGATTGTTTTTTATTCATGCAGGCTATATTAAGATATTCTTGTTCTTTTTCTATTAAAAGTGATTTATCACATTGTTCTATGACTTTAAATACAAAATTATCTGCACCATCACGATTCCAAGACCTTTGTAGTTTAGGGGAATGATGATCGTTTCTATTTAGTCTTTCTTTATGTTTTCTCCATCGATAATAAATATCATAACTTGATCCCACATAATATTTATTGTTTGTTATATTAATGATTTTATATATTCCAGATACTTTTTGTCTCATATTGTGGTCGTCCTTTCATTTAAGGAATACACCAACTCTATACCAAAACTATTATTTTCTTGACAACCTAACAACCGACAGATATTATAAAAGGAGCGATTATGAGCCAAAATGGAAAAGGGTCTAGACAAAGACCAAAAACTATTGATAATAAAACATGGACAAAAAACTGGAATAGGATATTCAAAAGTGGGAAACGTAACAAATCTAAAAACAAATAAAACACTATTTATTCCTTGTGATTGTGGTAGCGAAATTCTCATGATAGAATATGATCATGAAATAAAAATTGCGGATTTAGCAATGTATGAAACATCGCTTTCTCACAAATATAAAATGTCATTATGGCAGAGATTGAGATACTGTTATCAGGTGTTAATAAAGAAAAAACCATATTCGGATCAAATAACACTTAACAATAAGCAGCTTTTGGATCTAAAGGCCTTTCTCAATACATTGGATTTAAAATAATGGTGTATATAATTTTTACCATTTTAGGAGAATCCTATGAAAACTTCAATTAATAGTTTTATCGGAGATGACCTAGCCAATAAAGTCAAAGTATTATCAAAAGCACTATATCAAGCTGAAAATATGGTTTTGATTCTGGAACAACAAAACGAATCATTAAAAGACGCTCTTAATAATCTAGCGTCAGAAAATAAAGAAGATTGTATTCGCAACTTTGAGGCTATAGGTGCAAACTGATTATATACAAGGATGCCACCCCAACAGAATTGTTACCCAAATTGGTGAAAAAGAATTTATACTAGAGGGATACAGCAATAAAACAAAAATTTGCTCAGAATTTGATGAAAATTTCCCCTATAAAATAGAATTAGAAGGCGGTCCTCTTATACATACTGGTTTAGATTTTTTTGGACAAGGAAAAGTGAGGAATTTACAATTGATAGATAGTGATAAAGAAGATTATATCATGCTTAAAATTAATCTGGAGTAAATTATGTTTAAGGATTTAGAAATAATTATAGGATATCGACAAACCATGATAGTTATGGGTTTTAGTCCACATACAATTAGTTATATTTTAACTAACAGTTTGGTGTAAATAATCTATTTAGACCTTTGTAGTTAAGGACTAAATATGAAAAAGCTATTACTATTAATTGCTATATTCTATGCTAATAGCATATATGCTAATCCACAGATAGATTTTTTTGAGTCTAAAATTAGACCAGTATTAGCTTCTCAATGCTATTCCTGCCATTCTTCTAAAAACAAAGATGTTAAAGGCGGATTAGTTGTTGATTCTAAAGATGGCCTATTAAAAGGAGGAGATAGTGGGGCCGCTATTATTCCGGGCCAGCCAGAAAATAGTCTTCTTATACAGGCTATGAATCATGATGGTTATGAGATGCCTCCTTCTAAAAAATTACCAGACTACGTAATCCAAAATTTTTATTTATGGATTAAAATGGGAGCGCCAGACCCTAGAATACCAAAAGATACAAAAAATAAAGAAATAATAGATGCTAAAAAACTATGGTCTTTTCGCCCAATCTCTGCTTCATCCTCAGATAATATTGATAAACTTGTTGATCTTAAAATAAAACAAGAAAAACTTGAAAGCACAAATATTGCTGACGACTACACTTTAATACGCAGACTATATATAGATTTACTTGGGGTTTTACCAAAACCTATTGAAATTTTGTCCTATGTAAAGAATCAGGAC